GTGACTTATGATGAAGAGCTCCCAAGATTTTATGTACCGTGGGAGTGGAGAATGATGGCTCAGACGACTGGATTAATGGTCGCGAGAATCTTTCTCGCGCCATAGCCAAATCGTCAGTGTTCAGGGGAGTCGAAAACGCGTAATTGGAGTAACCACCCATGTAGTGGAGTCCTACAATAGAGGTGATCGGTTTGTGAGCTACTAGCGGCGCTCCACAATCTCCATATTCTGTATTGCTGGACATGTATCCCCGCCAAAACATCCGCAAATGGTTATCCTTCGGGTCTACGAATTCAACCTTCACCATAGCTCGAGCTCGGTTTGGGGCTGGCTCTGTGGTGACTTTCTGGGCCACCAAGAAACCGTCATACACACCATCCAAGGTAGGCTTTGAGATGAGCTTCGTGATGTCTTTCTTGACTTCCACACCTCTCAGTTCAAACCAAACTTGGTCTTTGATAGGGTGGAACCACATATCCTTGCGGAACAAGTGGACGTTGAGGTTACGATTACAACCTTCGCTCACATTCTCAAATTTGAGCTCTACGGAGTACTTGTCTGCATCTCCCTTGAAGAAATGCTTGCATGTGACCCACAAATGACCACCCACACAGAGAGCGTGACCACGTGTAATCCCTGGAACCTCGAAACGTTCAACAGCCACCCGCACAACATTGCGGTCAATCGCCTTCTGAACCTGTTCAGGAGTCAATGCCGCATAGTTACCTTGCTCAGGCGTCACATCGAACGTTGTTGTTTCATAATTGTCACGTTTCCATACATTTTCACGTTCTGAACGCTTGAAGTGCGACGCATCAACAGACGCTCGTTGGCCCTGGATCTCCATATCCTCACGCATCTCGCAACGCTCACGATTAGCACATGGACGAACTCCAGTGTTGTGGACGTCGCGCCACTCTGGCACATCACAAAAGTTAGGCCCTTCAGCTTCAGTTTCGTTACGCTCTAGTAGCCATCGCACTCCTTTCCAAATTCCTGCTGCAACAGCAAGACCGGCGAGGATCTTGTAGGCTAGGCCATACTTCACCATGTGCTCTTGCACTGAAGCAACGCCCACATAAATCTTGCGCAACAGAGGGCTACCACGTGATACGTAATCCACAAACCACGATCCGACATAGCGCACTGCTCTGAAACTCAAAGCGTAATGCGCTACAGACCTGAACCAAGGGTAACGGTGATACAATGAGAGGCTACCAATCAGAAGTTTACCTAGCACATAGGTTCCTTCTGGATCGGTGGTGCAGCTACATCGAATACTTTCCTCGATCATGGCTGCCATGTCGATGTGGGACTCTTGAATCTGCGGGCGAGGCAATCTCGTCCACTCCACACAAGATGTGAATGGACTGCGTCCATCACGAGGGTAGGTGGTTCGATAAAGATCGCCACGCGCCCAAGTGTAATCACACTGAGCATCCTCATGCTGCGTAGTCCAACTATCACCCGGATTCAACCCTTCAGGAATGGTCACCACAACACCTGCCTGGATACTATACTCAAGCAGGTTCTCTACCTCGGTCACAGCCTTCTGGATGAAGGGGTAACGCAAGTAAGATGACAGACCAAAGTGAATGGCCATTCCGAGCCACCCTTTCGAAGCGGCGCGCATGCCTTCTTCAGCAATGGCAACCGTTTCGTAGGTTGTCAAGACGGGCAATTCCTCGAGATTTTGCACAGCGACTGGATAACTGGCATCCACGGCGTAACTACGTCGCTTACCAGACACCCAACACTTTTCAGTGCAGACGTAACCATCATTCGATCTACTCCAATCGTAATGGTAGGTCTTTCTATCACGAGGCACCAAATTGGTCCACTGTGTCTTGTGCTTGTGGTTGATAGGAAACATCACTGATCTACCAGCCTGAATCTCGGGTACGCACATCTTGACTGGACCACTGGATTTAGGACAGATGCAACGGTTCTCCACACGACTGCACGTGTTACAAAGAACAAAATGCTTCATAGCCTCATCATCCGTGACCACCTTACGCTGAATCTGATCAAACGTGAATATGGTCTCCTTGAACCAATCCAAGAAGCGCTCCACATTAGTGAAACTAGCGACCTTCTCATGTCGAGCCATCTGACGCTTATTCGCACCCTCACCAGCTGGTACCACTCTTTCTACAAGAATGTTCCAGATATCAGGGTAACAATCAGTGTGAGCAGGGATCTTCAATGGATCCATCATCTCCGGGGCATCAGCACGCGCATACGCAACCTTAGGTGTCACTGAGACAACCCAAGGCAAACGACGTTGCACAGCCAGAGGACAGTGGAAATAACCAGGTGCGTTCATGTCCTTAGCATTGGATGTAGCCACGACAAGTTCAGCACGCAACGGCGTCTTACCTTTATCGGACAAATCCGCCTGATTAGGCACCAATGGTACGTTATTTACGACCTGGATGATCTCCATAAGGGACCGGTCCTCCTGTGCTTTAGACGTGCTCAGGTAACCGATATCATCCATCTGGATACACCACTGTTGCGAGTTAAATCCCGACCAGAAATCATCCGCAGCGTTTCGCACATAGCGATACTCATCATCAATAGGAAGACCACGCAACTTGCCAAAGTGCAAGAACAGCATGCGTGTGAATGTGGACTTAGCCACACCTGACCCTCCAAAGACTAGCAAGCCAAAAGGGGCTCGGCGTTCCTGTTGAGCTGCTTTCTTTGAAAGAATTGAGCAGTTCAGTGTCTCCAAATCATTCATCAGGTTTTGGGCGATCTTTTTCTCAAGACCCACCGCCGCAGAGAACTTCACAATGGAGCGTCCCTGTTCAAGTGCTTCTTTAAGATCGCCAACATACGCGTGGAAAGTGGTTCCCAAAGCCTCAAGATTGCCTAAGCCTAAAGCCAGGCGCTTCAAACGTTGAACTTCATCGTACCAGGCCTGATAGGTTACTTCCCCGTGAAGGAAAGTATCCCAATCGCCTGTCTTGGCAAAGACTATCACGCGTTCAACAGTGAGCGAGACGAAATCAATCAGAGCTCCAAGAAAGCCCATCTTGGTCCATGCTGAGGTAGAGTGGTCTTCTGCAATCTTCATGACCTTAGCCTCAGGCTTAACTCCGAACATAGAGAAAAGACCAAAGGTGGTGAGGTACTTGAGGACCTTGCTGAACTTCTTACCATAGGAAGATTCTTTAATGGTCTCCCACTTACCAATGAAACTGCGAAAGTTTCGCACGTTCTGGAGAGTGTCATCAAGGTCCTGGATATCTGGAGTATCCATGTATTGCTTCACTACCCGCAAGAGATCTTGCGAAGTGACCGAAAGTAGATCCTTATCAACACGCAACTTGAGGTAACCCACAACAGCGTAGGCAACATCACCCCAGTTGCGAGCTCGGAAAAGGCCTACCGCCAAATACAGATTGTCCTCCAGTAGTTTGACCACATTGGGTTCAACCATGTTCTGGATAGCCGCAATAGCTTCCACAACGCCGTCAACATCGTGTTCTTCCTGGTTGTTCGCCTGAACAACCACTGTTATGGTATCCAAACACAAGGATTCCTCTTCATCTACAATAGTGAAGAAGGGCACGCTAGTGTCAGCTTGGATCTCGGCTCTGCCTCGATGACGCATTTTGCGTGCTAACTCATCGTGATCATTCTTTCGAATGGTTCGGACAAGTTCCACAGCATCATGCGTTATGTTCTGAGCACGAACACGGTTCTTCTTCTTGGGAAGAAGCATCTGCAATGTCGGAGGAACACAATGTCCTCCTGCTGGCTCCGTGAGCCAACCAGATAAGTCCACAGAACTTCCACCACACATACGTGGGTGCATGTTGATTGTGTGACTTTCACATAAGTACTCCCTAAGGGGTACATCATAGCGCACAACTTTGGTACCACAGGTCGCCCACGTCATAGTCGAGGGGATACCGTAGCGCCAAAGTGCTGAGTGCAAAGATTCATTTTCGTCTACGAGGAGAAATGAACGCGTATCACAGCGCAACAAAGCCACCTCAATGAAGCCTGGTTCACAGGCCACAGCAGCGTGACTCTTCATTAGACCCCACTTAACAGCGCGCTTCTTAAGCGAAGCTCGCAATGAGGACTTACCTTTCACTTTGTTATACTTGCGCTCAGCGCGCAGGTACGTGAGGAAGTTTCCATGCAATAGGGCATCATCTCGAGCGTTGCGTGCAATACGCAAGGCTGAGGCATAGTCTGAATCGTTGGTGTGCTTTGGTGTGTTCATTCTGATTCTTGAAAGATGTATTCATTCGGCCGATCAAGGCTATACTCAGGATTCTTCTTCGGACTCCTGATAAATCCTAGTTGGGTTTACAACCTACACTAGTACTTTCAAATATGTAACTAATAACTTGCTAGACGATCCTCGGCAACAACTGTTGCTGTAATCTATCACATCTTAACTTTTCACGTCGTCCTTAATCGGAGCGGAGAGGTGTTTGCGATGTTTGCTAATAGCGTTCGTTCAGTAAAAACTATTCCATATTTACTCATAACTAATGCACCTTCTGTTTCTTTGTTTTCTCTTTATAAATTTTTATCTGCGGGACTTACTAATTGCCCTAGACTCATAATAATATATAACGATCTCCACAATGGAGATATACACAAAACATATAAGGGGGGGGTCCATTATTTATTAACAGGAGCTGGATGAGCTCCAGTCACGATTTATAATATCAAAATCGGAAAAACTTAGAAATTTCGTACGTCGAAATAATTAATGTATTAGGTGCTGATAAGGAATCTCGCATTTCTGCTCAAACCCAATACAACTAACTTTACTATCTAAACTAGCGATTGTCAATCATCCTGTGAAAGTCTCTACTAGATAAATATTAAAGTCATACACAAGCGCTGATAAGGAATCACTTGCGTATTGCTTTATCAATTACTTCGTCGCCATTTAAGGCACGTATATACTATGGTCTACCCGGTAAGGG